AGCAGGCAATATTGTTGTTAGTTTAAGTACATCATCATATTCAAGTGGGGATTTTAAGTTAGTGGTATTGAAAGATTTATATAGCTATATGGATATTATGGTGAAAAAAGAAAGTAATCAATACGTTATATGTAGTTGCTCAGGCAATAGTACAAAAAATCTTTTATATACACCATTTACAGTTGATAATAAATTAACAGTAACAGCAATCAGAGATGATTATTGGGAAATGACGTCTAATTATGCTTATTTAGAAAAAGGTAAGGTATATATTTTTAGTTGTGAAACAGACGGAACTTTTGGCACAAGTCCTTCAAACGATACAGTTGAAATGTTTATAATGAAAGATAAAACGTATTCTGTATATGCACAAATTTATAAAAATCCAATGACTTTTGTAGTTGCAGAAACAGGAAACTATTATTTGCGTGTAGATGTAAATAAAAATGGTGTGACACATTCATTTTGGAATTTTATGATAGAAGAAGTAGGAAATAATTTATTAGTAACGCCATATCACGTTAAAAATCAACTGAAAGTAACAGCGACAAAAGATGATTATTGGATAACAACTGATTATTATGCACACTTAGAAAAAGGGAAAAAATATAAAATTTATTATGAAAGTAATGGTACTGGTGGATTAGATAGTGGAACTGATACAGTACAAGGTTTTTTATTGTATGAAAAAGGTTACGACTATATTAAAACTTTTTATAAACGAGAAACTATATTTGAACCGACACGAACAGGAAATTTTTATTTGCGTGTAGATGTAAATAAAAATGGCATGACACATTCATTTTGGGATTTTATAATAATTGAACAAGTCGATAATAATTTATTAATAACACCGTATAATAAGATAAATCAATTAACAATAACAGCAATTAGAGATGATTATTGGATTGAAACTGATTATTACGCACATTTAGAACGTGGAAAAAAATATAAAATTACTTATGAAAGTGATGGTGTTGGGGGTAGAGATAAAGGAACTGATACAGTACAAGGTTTTTTATTGTATGAAAGAGGTTATGATTACATTACAACTTTTTATGAAACGGAAACTATATTTGAACCGACACGAACAGGAAATTATTATTTGCGTGTAGATGTGAATAAAAATGATGCAACACATTCGTTTTGGAATTTTATGATAGAAGAAGTAGATATTTCAACTAAGTGGGTACAGGGGAATGATGTAGATGAAAGTAAAAAAAGTGAATGGATAGATTTGGAATATACAAGCGATTTCAAATGTTATAGTGACAACATATTGTTTTCGCCAAAATGTAGAAAAATAGGTGAAGTGATTAGCGTTCGTGGTATATTGTCGCCAACAAAAATATTAACGAATCAAGGAACAGAATTGCTGATGTTTACGTTGCCAGCATTATATTCTCCAAGATTTATGCCTCGATATTTTGTATGTCATGGCTCAGCTTCAAATAAATGGTTATTAACAGTAAAAGAAAATGGTAATGTAATGATTTCAAGATATGGTACAACAAGTTTTATTGACATTCCAGAAAATGCTTGGTTACCATTCGATGTTACATTTATGATTTAGAAATTACTTTAAAAATCATCGCAAGGTTATTATAGGTTTTATAATTCCTGTTCGTTCCTTCATTATCAGTCAAGTTTGCAGATGATTAGTTTAGGCTGATGCTTTATTTGAAATTTATGAGGTGAAAAATGAGATTTTTTAAAAGTTCTGACGAGTTTTATCGTTCTCGTGAATGGAATGAATTAAGAAAGCTATTGATATTAGAAAATATAAAGAAAAATGGTAATTTAGTATGCCAAGATTGCGGAAAAACAATATTAAAAGATTATGAATGTATTGCTCACCATATTCAAGAAATTACACAACAGAATTTGAATGATATAAATGTTACTTTAAACAAGGATAATATTAGATTGATATGCTTTTCTTGCCATAATTTAATCCATAAAAGATTTTCAGGCGAGCGTTATCGTGAAGTTTATCTTGTTTGCGGTAGTCCATGCTCTGGTAAAAGTACATTTGTTAAAAATAACGCAACTAAAGATAGTTTAATAGTGGATTTAGATACTATTTATGAAATGATAGGTGTAAACCAAAGATATGTTAATAATCCTAGATTAAAGTCTGTGGTTTTTGAAGTAAGAAACAGTTTATATGAATCAATTAAAATGCGTAGAGGCAAGTGGGATGATGCTTACGTCATTACGACTGAACCTTTTTTGATGGCTCGTAAGCGTTTGGCTGAAATGTTGGGTGCTAAAATCATTATGATAGAAGCTACAAAAGAGGAATGTTTAAAAAACCTTTATGCTGATAAAGATAGAGTTCTATTCCAAAAAGATTGGGAAGGATATATAAACGATTTCTTCGAGAAATACCAACCAGAAGAAGTCATGTAGTAAGTTTACTTGAATAATTAAAAAACCGTAAAATTATTAGAAAGGAAGATTTTGTTATGAAGTTAGAATGTATTAAACAATATTATGATGTTGTATTAAAGGAACATATATACGTTGGAACAGTAATTGAAGTTAGTCAAGAAAGAGGAGAAGAATTATTGGCTAATCCTAATAATATAGTTAAAAAAATTGATAAGAAGAAAAAAACAGTTAAGGATGATTTCGATGGTATCGAAACTGCTATGCAAAAACTAGATGAAAATTTAGAAAATGCTGCTGCAAAACTTGAAAATGTTGAAACAACTATTGGCGATATTCCAGTAGAACTTGAAACAAGACAAGAAAAAAAGACAGTAAAGAAAAATAAAAAGAAAAAAGAAGATTAGATAGTGAGGTTTTGATGAATGGTGCATTAATACAGTTAATTGATATTTTTCAACCTAATGGGGTTGATTGGATGAATTATAGATTAACTAAAAGTAATCCTTATAATTTTCATCATATTATTAAGAAAGAACATGGTGGAAAAGCAAAGGTTGAAAATGGTGCTATTTTGACAGCAACAGCTCATCAATATTTACACCTTATCGAACATTATGAGTACCAATTATATTTAGAACTAAATTCTATGTTAGAAGTAATAAATCAACAACAATATCCACCTTATATAAGACAAAGGCTTTATATTGAACAGGTGTTGAGTTACTTTGAAAACAAACATCAAGGCGAGTGTAATAAAAAAGGAAATTTGATAATAAAACAAAAATTTTTGATAAGAGATAGATTTTAGGTGGTGAAATTATGACTAGAAAAGAAGAATTGCAAAATTTATTTAAAGATGCTGGTGCTGAAAAACAATTAGTTGCTCAGGAAGTTATCGAAAATGTATGTTTTCTTGAAGAACAAATAAGCAATTTAAGAAAGTTGCCACAACTTATTATTCATCCAGAGATGCCAGAACTTCAAAGAAGGTCAGAGGCTTCAAAAATACTTATTCCTTATCTTCAACAATATAATATAAGTGTTAAGTTTTTAACATCGTTATTATTAGGCGAAGCAGGGGAAAACGATGGTCTTGAAATACTTGAAGAATTTAGAAAAAAAGTAGAAAGTATGTGATTAAAGCAATCTTGTATTGCTTTTTTCTTTTGTTTAATTTAAAAATTTTAAATCCATATAATTATTGTGGAGGAATGATGAATGAACGAAAATGAGTTTATTGAACAATATAAAGAAATAATGTTTTCTCCTAAGACAAAACCTACTTGGTTGGAAACTTATTATGATTATATACAACAAGGTAAAATAATTGTTGGTTACGAATTAAAAATGTGGTTAGATAGATTAATTGAAGATATGTCTAATCCTCGTTATATATATGATACAAAAGAAGCAGAAATTCGTATTTTATTCATGGAAACAGCTTGCCTTCAAAGTAAAGCTCCTTTCTATAATAAACCATTAAAATTGTTGCTATTCCAAAAAGCATTTATTGAAAGTTGCTATGCTTTTAAAATGGCTGAAACTGGTTTAGATAGATTTAAAGATATATTGGTAATGTTAGGGAGAAAAAATGGAAAGTCTGTATTATTTGCTGGTTTAGGAACTTTTGAGGTTACTGTTGGCGAAGGCGGTCAAGATATTTGTTGTGCAAGTAATTCAGAACAACAAGCTAAGTTGATATGGAAAGAAATATATAAAATGGTTGCTAAAATAGACCAAAAACAAAAATTAATACATAGAAATTTAGTTTTAATAGAAAATTTAAAAACAGATACAATGGCTTTTAGGATGAGTGCTAAATCTCCTAATCAGGATGGTTTTAATTGCAACATCGTATTTTATGATGAAAGTCATGATTCACCAACAGATGAACTTGTAATGAACTGCCTTCAATCAATGTCGATGCGTGATAATCCTAAATTTTTTAATTGTACTACTAATGGAATGATTGAAGATGGGTATTTAGACAAAAAATTAAAATATGTTCGTGCTGTTATTAATGGAGAAATTGAAGATGAAACTTTAAATGCTTGGTTATATACAATGGATAGCGAAACAGAAATATATCAAAATCGTTTGTCGTGGTATAAGGCAAATCCTTCAATGGGAA